CGCTAGAATAAAACCAGCAGTTGTAGTTTCCTTTGTCCACAGTTTAGGTTCAATAAATCTTGTGCCATTGTGTTCTTCATAGTAGTTACTAGTGAAATTAAGATCAGGCAGTGTGTTGCTTCTCAGAGCACCGGTGAACTCAACAATCTGATAGTTGCTGGCACTGGTTGCAGTCATTCTCAATCTGAAGGTGTAGTTTTGACTGTCACCATCTGGTATGATTGTTGCTACTTTTTGATATTCATTTTGTGCATAGTAACTTCCAATAGACCCGCCTGTGTACAGTTGCACAAAGTCCATCTGTGTAGCATTTACATATCTTGTTTCTATAAACTCTGGTGCATTACTTCCACTTTCAAAAGTAGGCGCACGAAGTGTTTTGTTTTCTAGAGTTTGTGTTCCAGTTAGTGTAGCAACTGTGCTGTCTATTGCAACACTTATGTTATTATCACTGACAGTAGTATCAATGCCAGTGCCACCTGCAATAGTAAGTGTTTCACCAGTAGTGAATGTATCATTACTTCCACTGTCTGCGGCAAGTGTAAAACTACTACTGATATTATCAATCTGTGTTTGGATATTACTTGTGACACCGTCAACATAGTTAAGTTCTGCTACAGTTGCAGTTAGTGTAGTAGTGCCATCATTAAGTGAACCATATACAATAGCATCTGCTTGTAATCCAGCATAACTGCTAATAGTTACATTACCGCTTGTGCTACCATCTTCTGTGGTGTTTACTAGTACAAACTGATCTGCACTTTCGTCCCATATAATAGCAACATTAGTATCATCACCACGTTCTATTACAATGCCTACATCTTTATCTGCACTTCCTGTCTGTCCACTGTTCAAACGTATCAGTGTATCAGAAATATTGGTTACATCAAAATTAATCTGGGAGGCTTTTGGTCTAGTAAATGCCATTCATGCAATCCTTTAAATATGTTAGTATTTATCTACCACATCAGTCAAAAAAATAGCACCCGAAGGTGCTATCTTTTCTATGTGTTGTTGATTACATCATTAATGCAAGTACTTCAATGACGCCTTCGCCATCTTCGTTTGCTTCAATTGCTTTACCAATTACTGTGCCTAATGCTGCCTCGTTGTTTGCCATTGCCATGCCATTGCCTGCACTTACCATCAAGTCGCCTGCTGCAACTGGACCTGTTACCTTACAAGGCACACGCCCTGCTAGTGCTAGAGCAACACCTTCTTGTGTGCTATTCATTAAGTGTGCTGGATCAGTACTAACAATACCTGCTACACTGCGACAATTTTCTGTATCACAAGGTGCTAGTTTACCTTCGCCTGCAAAGTGTACTACAGTACCAGGAGCAATTTCCTCATCTGATGCATACATTTCAGCCAAGTCAGCGTATTGTGCTGCTGTTGCTGTACCAACAAAACTACCAGTTGTTAGTGTAATACCACTGCTATCAAAAACAGCAATTTCACTACCACCTGCGTCAATGCGTACTTTATCTTCGTCACTTGACTCTTCAGTTTGTACTAGTGTATCACCATCCAAGTCACTTAGTGTTGTAACAGTTGTTGTTGTAGTAAACTTACGAACCTCAATCAAGTCACCGCTTGCTGGTGCAGTTGTAAATGTCAGTGTAGTTCCACTGACACCATAAACTGTTGTAGGTTCTTGTACAACACCGTTTAGCATAACAAGTACGCCAGCAGTTGTGTAACTGTCTGAACCACTCAGTGACGAAAGTGTAAATGCTACTGTACTGTTATCACCGTTAAATGTTTGTGATGTAGCAAGTGTAAATGATGTACTAACACTTTCCCAACCTGCATCATCATAGTATTCTAGTGTGTTATTGGTTGTGTTATAACGGAACATACCTGTAACACCAGTTGGACGCTGTGCAGTTGTACCTGTTGCAATAATCATTGCACCTGTGTCGTTAACATGGAATACTGCGTTAGCGTTTGGTGCGCCACCAATACCAACGTTGTCGCCACTTGCATCAACTGTTAGTAGTGCAGTATTACTATCACCTTCTACAACAAAGTCAACGTTTGCGCCTGCTTCGTTTACACGAATTGAACTTGTTGCAACACCATCAATAGCAAGAATACCAGTTAAATTAGTAATAGTTGTGTCTGTACCATTATGTCCAATAGTAAAGTCACCGCCTGCAGCCGCACCAATTTCGAGATTCTTATTGTCTGCGGCTAGTCTAATATCTTCAACAGTTGTAATTATACCAGCACTTGAGATGCTTGCAGTTGAACTGTTAATGTCTAAACTGTTTGCATTTGCGGCACCTGTAAATGTTACATCTGTTCCATCAAATGTCATTGCCGCATCGCCAGCAATTACACCACTGTTACTGTAAAGTAGTTGTGTATTACTAACATTTGTTGTGATTGTACCTGAACCTGAACTAATGTCAATGTTACCGTTTGAAGTAATATTGCGGATAGTTCCAATATCCAAGTTAGCATCTAACACTAGTGCTTTGTTTGCTGCCGCAGTACCATCTGTAATACCGTCTAACTTTTCAAGGTCAGTTTCGTTCATATCGGCATTGCCAATAATAAATGAACCTGTTGCAGTAATACTAGCAGCACTAAAGTCTGCCGCTGTGATAGTTAGATCGCCTGTGCTTGCACCTGTTGCTGTTGTTGTACCAACAATAAATGCATCTGCACTTTCGTCCCATACAAAGATAGCATTGTCACCAGTTGAACCACGCTCAATAACGATACCTGAATCGTTAGCATTTGAACCTGCACCGTTGTTAAGTTCGATAAGGTTATCACTGACTACTGAGTTTGTTGTAGATATAGTAGTTGTAGTGCCGTTAACTGTTAGGTTACCTGTAATTGTAGCATCACCGCCAATTGTAACATCATCTGGCAAACTAATAGTTACTGTGTTGTCTGTTACCGCTGTAACGATCTCATTTGCAGTACCACTGAATGTAAATGTGTCACTACCAACTGTTACGTTGTCTGTGCCACTATCACCAGCAATAGCAAGAACACTTGCACCACCAACCTGTGAATCAACATATGCTTTTGTAGCCGCATCCTGGTTTGATGTTGGATCAGTAACGTTAACAATTTTACTTGTACTAACGTCAATTGTACCAGAACCTTTTGGACTTAGTACTAGGTTGATGTTTGTATCGCCACCTGTTGTAGTAATAGTTGGATGTCCACTTGTAGCAGCGTTTGCTAGAGTAATTTCGTTTACTGCACTTGCTGTTGTAGTAAAGATAATAAGTTCATTGCCGTTAGCATCAGCAATAAATCCAGAATCTGCAATCTTAGGTTCTGTTAGTGTTTTATTTTCAAGTGTTTTAGTTGTAGCACTAAAGTATGTGTCAATATCATCAACATCAACTTGTTTCATTGTGCCTGCATCGTTGTAAACAACTCTGTCGCCACTTGCTACTGTTGTGCTTGTAGCACTAGTGTCACCATCAACAATGTTAAGTTCTGCTGCTGTGGTTGTAAGCGTTGTTGTTCCATCATTTAGTGAACTATAAACGATAGCACCTGCTTGCAAGCCTGCATAACTTGAAATAGTTACGTTGCCTGCTGTGTCGCCATCTTCACTGCCAACATTAGCAATAACAAATTGATCTGCACTTTCGTCCCAAAGGAATGCTTGGTTATCATCATCACCACGGTTGATGAGCAAGCCTGCGTCAACGCTGGCTGAGCCTGTTGCTTCTGCACTCAGGGCAATAATTGCATCTTCAACTCGTGTATTTGTGGTACTAACTGATGTAGTTGTACCTGAAACTGTTAGGTTACCACTAACAGTAAGGTTACTGCCGTAGGTAAGATTGTTTTCCAGTTTACCTGCTGTGACTGCATTGTTATTAATTTTTGCAGTTGTTATAGCACTGTCAGTAATCTGATTGGTTTTAATTCTGGTTAATGCCATTTGTCTCTACTCCAAACGCGGTTTTACATATAATTGTATTTATAGAATTTAAGGATTTTTTTAGAGTAGTCATACAGAAACAGCACCAGAAACTTACTGCGTTTAAGGTGTCTATAATTTAGGAGGGATATTGTAAGGAAAATTTCTTACAAAATTATTTATCTATTAGTGGAAATCTACCCATACACCGTTAGCATAGCCTTGGAATTTATGTGTTGTGCTATTATATACCACATCTCCGTTACTAGGACTTAATGCATCTCTAGCACTAGTGGTATAACTTTGGAACTTACTAGCAGGTTGCAATTCACTACCGCTGAAAAAATTACGCACTTGAATTTTATCTCCAGTAGCAGGTGCTTCGTTAAATGTTAGTGTAGTTCCACTTACTGTATAGGTGTTTGTTGCTTCTTGTACTGTACCATTAATACTTACAATCAGACTTGCAACACTAGCAGTTTGACTCAAACTAAATGCAGTTGTTGAATCATCACCATCAAACTCATCCAGTGTAACTGTGCTACCACCAACATTTACCCAACTAGTACCATTGTAAACTTCCATTAAACTAGTACTAGTGTTAAAACGCATCATACCAGTTTGTCCATTTGGGCGTTCGCCTGTTGTTCCTACAGGAACAATAAGTCCACTGTTGGCATCAATAGCAACATAACCCGTACCAGCAGGTTCAATAATAATTTCTTCGTTTGTGCTTGTAGTTTGCAGTCTATTATCTGTAAATGTAAATGCACCTGTGTCACCACCTACACCAAATGTACCACTGTATCTACTAGCCGCAATGTAAACACTCTTGCCACTGAAACTGACACCATTAGGCAAGTTGTCACCAATAAAGTGTAGAACACCACTCTGATAATCAAAGAACCATTCATCATCATTTCCACTACCTGTGGCAAATACCTGCGTACCACTTCCTGCTGCATTGCCTGCATCGCTGCTAGTATGAATATAAACTTTTGCTTGATAGGTACTGCCAAACTCTGGACTAATCCAGTCTGTTTGTCCTGTTTTCCAAGTTCTGTTTGCTGTTGATGTGCCATCTGCTGTACATTCAATTGGAGCACTTGTAGGATATACAGTTACAACACCTGTAGTACTTGCAGGCTGTGTGCCAGGAATGCTCGATGCATCCTTCATTACTTTGTCTGCACGAAGTTGCAGTGGACTTGCTATCGCTTCGTTAGGTGCTTTTTTATTTGCGTTTGTATCTGTTTTAGTAGCTGCGTAACCTAGTTTTTTCCAAAGGTAGTCAACTTTTTGGGTATCTGTAATAGCCATTATGCAGCAACTCCTATACTAAGAGCGGTTACTGTTTGACCACTTGTTAACGCAATGCGTACTAGTACAACATTGTCTTGTGCATTTGACATATTCTCTGTACCCAGTGTCATTGTATAGCCACCACTTAAACTGGTACTTGCTTGTATTCTGTCACCTGTTGTAAACGCACAGCCATCACTACCGTTACCACCACTGCCTGTGTTACTGCCTGGTTGTCCACTACCAGCATATGCTGTATCTGCTCTCAACCAACCGTTTAGTCCACTCGAACTATCGATACCTGTGCCTGGTGCTGCAATCCAAAGTCCGGCAATACCACTTGAGGTAATGTTTATATCAAAGTTTGCAACATTGGTTCTGCGGAATGCAAATGTAAAGTATTGTGTGCCTGTATCACCGCTTCTATCAGGTCCTGCTGGCAAATAGCCACTACTATAATCTGTTGTATCATGTTTGAGTACACCCAGTCTAATAGTTGCTTCTTGAGTACCACTTACACCTGGGTCAGCACTTTCACTATATAAACTGTTTGTATAAAAGTTTGTTGCACTATTATAACTAGGTGTATCTGTAGTTTCTGCACTAAAATCAAAAACACGCACACCATCATCGTCATATGTAGCACCCAGTGCATCTGCTACTACAATGGCAATCTCACTTATGCCACTTTGTGCTGACTTGTGAACAGCAATGTTTGTAGCAATATCACTACTATAACTGCTAATACCATTGACATTTCTTGCACGAACTTTTACTCTACTAACAGTTCTTACACTTGAGCTTGTAATAGGAACAGTTAAACTTCCGATAGCGTAAGCACTGCTTGTGCCAACATTTACTGTTGGTATCCCACCTGAAAGCATTGTACTTGCACCGTCAATATTTGCGTATGTATAATCTGAACTTGTAATAGCATCACTTGCAGTGCCTTCTTGGTTTGTGCCATCGTCTACTTCAACAATGTTACTTTGATTAGTATAACACTGTCCTACAAGATCATCAATAGTAACACCTGCAAGTGTTAGACTTGGCGATCCACTGTTGTAGTATGGTATACCACTAATATATCTATATGTACCTGCAACATTTTCCGTAACCGTTGCACTACCAACATTTACTGTTGGCGTTGCTGTCAAATCATCTTTAACAAACTCTACTGTGTTTGTACTGCCTGTAGCACTGTGACTCAATTGATAACTGTTTGCACCAACGCTTAATCCACTAACTGCTTTGCTTACTTTTGCTTTAAAGCCACTGTATAATCCAGGGTAATATATACTTGCGGCAAAAGTTGTACTTGAACCTCCAGAGTTAAGTAGGTTATAATCGCTTTCGTCTGTAATAACAAGACTAGTATAAGTGCCTGTATCACTTCCGCTTGTCAATGCTCTGTTGCCATCGCCACTGCCATTAACATTAGCAGTTAGTGTGCCACTGTCTGCATTGTATGCAAATGTTGTAATAGGTCCTGCTTCTGCTGTGCCACTGGTAACACGATTTACTGTATCACCTGCCGCAATAGTAGCACCGCCTGTGTTGTCGGTAAATCCACTTGCGAGTCTTGGATTTGTACCTGTGCTACTGACTGCTGGCAGTGTTTTGCTACTCAATCCATCAGGTGCACTAGGCGCATCATCATATACTTTAAGTGTTACGGTGCCTGTTGCAGGTATGTCTGCCGGCAACGCTGTACTATGACTGTTTAGTGTAAGTGTAAGTGTGTCTCTACCTGTACTACTGTTTGTGCCTTGTCCCCAAGTATGCTGTAGTCTTGCGCCTGCTGTGCCACCTGCATCACTGTCACTGGCAATACTATCATCACCAGAGCCATCTCCCCAATCCATTGTGTAATCAACTGTAGCAGCACCAATGTTTGTAGTGTTGTTATCCATATACAAACTGTCGCCTTCGATCACATATAAATCGTTGCCCGTTAGCGCACTACCGCCTGAACTTGCTCTATACAAATCAAAACTCACAACAGGTGTTGCTGTATAGATTGTGATATAACTTATTCTTGTTTTACTTTCTTCACTGCCGCTACCACTGCCACTGTTGTTATATGCTCTAACTGTTACTGTGAACGGCGAGCCAACGTTGGTGCTATATGTGTGTGTTGGAGTGCTATCACTTGTGCCTGTAGTAGTATCGCCATCCCCCCAGGTAATGTCATATCTATTAGGATTTCCATCTGCGGTTATAGTTAGTGTAACTGCTGTTCCTGCACCACCTGCTGTGGTGTTAGCAGTAAAATCTACATTGCTTACTGCGGTGTTGTTGAGAACATTTTGCACAACTTCATTAAGGTCATCAATACTGTCTGTAATTTTTGTACTAGTAGTCCAACTTTTGTATAACCCACTTGTAACTAGATCACTGTCTGTTGGTGTACCTAGTGTAATATCCATGCCCGTGCTTACTGCACCTGCACTTATCTGACTGTCTACATAGGCCTTGGTTGCTGCATCCTGATTGCTTGTTGGATCAGTTACATTTACAATACGATGTTCGTTTACGTTTACATTGCCTGTACCGCTTGCAACTAGAACAATATCATCATTACTACGAGTAGCAACAATTTTATTGTCTAGTATTCTAATACCGTCAATGTCTGCTTGTAAACCAACAGTGAGTGTTGAACTGATTGCAGTGCTACCAGTAATATCTAAATTTGTTGTTGGGCTTGTGTTTCCAATACCAATACGACCATTGGTATAATCTACTACGAGTGTATCTGTGTTAAATGCTAGATTGCTATCACGTTCTAGATTTGCTTTGAGGGCCTTACCCCCAATACGACTTATAGCCATACTTGTACACTCCGCTATCTTGCGATCACCTACTAACGTCCGAGGTGGCAGGGTTTGTTAAGTGTATTTATGCTTAGCCTGTACTGTCGTAACCGTGGATGACAGTAATTGTTTCACTGCTTCCAGGAGGACTTGTAAACGTAATTGAAGTTCCACTTAGTGTGTAAGCACTTGCTGGGTTTTGATAAACGTTGCCAACTGCAACAACCACACGTTGTGTTTGGTCACTTTCAACACTTGTGCTCATAGTAAACACAGTTGTTGATCCATCACCAGTAAATGAATCCTGTGTGATAGTTGCTACACCAGTAGTTGATAGTGTTTGGAACTGTGTACCATCATAAACTTCTAGCGCACCGTCGTCTGTGTTAAAGCGAAGATCACCTGTTTGTGGATCGGTAGGACGATCTGCGGCACCACCAGATGGTGTGCCAGTAGCGCCTGTTTCGTTTGCACCTTTGATGGTATCTCCACCATCAAACACACCTTTTGTTTTAACAAAACCTGCCATTAGATACTCACTGAACTAATTGTTGCTTGTATGCTTGAGCCTGCACTAGCAACACACTGAATAGTATCGCCGTTGTCAAGTACAAGTTTTTCAATATTAATAACATATGTGTCTGCAGGATCAACAGTAATAGTTTTAACAATCTTGTTAGTAGCCGCTAAACTTTCACTATTCTTAACAACATGGATATCAAGTGTTCTCGATGCCGCATTATCGTTCATAAAGAACATACAAGTAATTGCTGTTGTATTAGTGCTTGTATATACTGTTGTAGCACTTGTTCCTACTGTTGCTTGACTAATTGCCATTTATCCGTCCTTTAAAAAATTAATCCATATACAATGGCTTTGCTTTTGCTTACTAGTTCATCACTAGTACCGCCATCGTTAAAAAATACACCAGTACCACCGCCTGCTGCTGTGTCTGCGTATAATAGTGTAGCACCTGTTACACTGCTAGGTGCAATTGCTTGATCGTTTAGTTTTAGCGCACTGGCAATTGTAACTACACCTGTTCCGTTAGGCACAAGTTGAATATCTGTGTTACTTGTAGCACTTACAATATTCTTACCATTGATATCTAAATCGCCGCCAAGTTGAGGCGTTGTATCTTCTACAACGTTTCCTAACCCACCGCCACCAGTTGCTAGTGTAGTATAACTACTACCACCATCAGTACTAACTTTAAATGAATCATCACTTTCGTCAAACACTAGTAGTGCATTGTCTAAACTACCACGTTCAATTTCAATACCACTAAAACCAGTTCCGCCTACACCTGCACCAGTTGCACCCTGGTTGTAAGTAACAATGTTGTCAGTAATGCGTGTATTTGTTGTTTCAACACTATTAGTAGTACCAGTAACTGTTAAGTTACCTGAGATTGTAACATCATTGTCAAGTGTAACACTTGTAGCATCAATAGTGTATACACCAGAAACTCTTTTAGTTTGACTCATAGTTTAATAATCCTGCTTTATAGTTTATTTATCATCCTCTTGAACTCCTCTAATGACATTGTTTCAAAGTTTGGATTCTTACGGAATTCATCTGCAGTAAAGTTATCTAAAGGATTTATATGCATGAATCTTTTATTACTATGTTTTTTTATAAGTGTGCAAATTTGATCAACCCAATTGCCAAAATACATAGGTTCCGCGTTTTTTTCTTTATAGTTTGCTGTCCCTGCATATATGTTGTTAATATGATTGTTAACACCTTTAAGATCCATGCCTATCATAAACAAATAGTTTGATTCACTGAGAGCAGCAAGTCCTAGTGCTGCCGGGCCACTGCTATAACCATGTATTTCTTTTGGCAAAACATGTGCTCCACTGTTTTTAATTTTATTGTTACTTCTAGTGTAGTGTGTGTATCTTGCACTGTATCCACACTGTTGTATTTCTTCTGCCATACCTGCGTCTGTGCTTACTAGCACAGTCGGAGCAAACTCTTGATATATTCTATTACAACCGTACACATAACCGTAGTCAAGCAAACCTTCACAGTCTACTTCTAGCCGTGTTATACCATTACCTAATATAAATGCAAAATCTTTATTCATGTCGTTAAAAAAGGATACAGTTTATTATAACTGTACCCTTTCTTTGTGTCAATACAAAAACTTAGTTTGTTACTACCTGGAATCTGCCTGGCTGATTTACATCGCCAATAGCATATGTACCTGTGTTGATAGCAACTGCTGAAGTTTGATCATCAACCCACTGTACACGATCACCTACTGCAACCTGTGAACCTGTGCCTAATGCACCAATTTCAATCCAGTTAGGACCAATGCGACTTACAAAGTAAGTGCCGCCTGCTGAATCTGTTGCTGTTAGTTGGCACTGACCTCCTGATAGCGAGCCACTTGCAACTGCTGTTAGTGTGCAAGTTTCTGTACCATCTGATGTTGTGCAACGGAAACGATGTGTGCCTTTTTGTGTAATACTTGATGTGTTGTTTGCACTGCCACCTGTGACAAATGCAATCATACGAACCTGTTGACCTGTGCCTGAATCTGCACCGATCGCACCTGTGTGAAAATTACCATCAACTGTTTTTGCTGTTCTTAGTGGACGTCCCATTTGTTTTCTCCTTTATAGAAGCCCTATCCAAGTTCTACTTGGTACGCGGTGGGTTAAACCGCATAAGCCGGAATGTGCCGACATAAGTATTTATCGTATGGCACTTATTAAATTCGAGTATAATAATCAATCATGGGGTATTGTGCGCAATCAAAAATGTGCAAGTACTAGTGTATTAAGTTATGTAGCACAAGTATTATGGAATGCAGATCCTGAAGAAATACAAGCATACAATACATTTAAAGTTCGTGCACCAGGCGTTTACATTAAGAAAAAATACTTTGAAGAATACTGTGATGAACTAGCAGAATGCGATATACGCATTGCACTATGGCGAGATCCAGTAGACAAGTTTGTAAGTGGATTTTATCATACAATGTTTGCACCTAGTAAAGCACAGGATAGTTTATGGCGAGGCGAACACAATATTGTAGAATTTTTGCATAACTTCGATCACTATATGACCAGTCAAACAGTTAGAGATCACTGCGAAACAAATACTGCTAGATTAGGCAATAACAAAAACTTCTATACTCATGTATTTGAATATACACAATCCTCTGCTATAGCAGATATGCTTGGCGCAAAAACTGTAAATTTAAGATCATCTAAACCTAAACCACAATTAACTAGTGTGCAAACACAATTGATCAAAGGTCTTATGCGAGAAGATTACATTAACGGATGGTGCTAGATCAAGTCTTTTGTTAGATCAAAATTTACGTTATTTATAGTGTCAGGAAAATCATGCCTTTTTAGTACATATTCCTGTTCTTTTTCTTTTTGACTAAGTGCTGGACCTAGTTTACCATCAATCCACCAATGGCTGTTCGGCAGTTCTTTTTTACCTGGTGCATGTTCATAAACTTTATAAGGTTTGAACTGTGTAATTGCGCCATTAGCACTGTGAACTAGTTCGCGTTGTGTAGTATTATGTTTTACTATTCTAGGCATGCTGTAATATGTGCTAAAACACAATGGTAGTACAGGTGTATGTCCAAAGTATGATCCAAACTCTGCATTGAACTCTTTTGCAAGCGTCATAGGTCTGTTTAATACAATAGGAAAGTATCCTAGTTTACTATACATGTAGTCCATCATACAGTGAAGTTGCATGTATGCTCTAGGTAGTACGCCGCGGATCATTGCTGTTCTAGTATCCATGTGATGATTGTCCCAGTTATCTCTTGTAGTATCATATATAGTATCAGAATCTAACACTTGACTTGCAAGATGCTGTCTTGTGAAGATTTGTTCATATGTTGACATCACAGGATCATTTTCAACAACTAGACTTTCTGGACTGCACAACCACCAGACTTGTTTATCTGCTAGTCTCATGCTACTATAATCTAGTTTAGCACGACAATAATGTTCAATCCATTGCCATATTCTATTTGTAAGTTTATCTTTATCATTTTCTAAGTGAGGTTGCCAACAACTAATATTGTATGTATGACTTCCAGGAAACTTAGTTAATGATTCAATGCCTTGATCGATTTCTGCTTGGGCTGGACTGTGTCCTGACGCATCCCAACTAGTTGCAACGTAATATTTTTCCATAGCATTTTCCTTTAAAATAATATTTATTGAAACAAATTAGTCAAATAAAAACAGCACCGAAGGTGCTGTTCCTATTTCTCTCTGTAAGTAAGTCGACTTATGAGAATGAGATGTTTGACATTGCAACCTCACCTACATAGTCACCAGCGTTACCTAGTGAACTTGCAGTGTTTGAAAGTTCAACGTAGCCGTAACGTGTCATGAATGACACTACTGGTTCGAATGTTGATGGGTCAAGTACTGTGCCACTTGACATTAGCGGAACGTATGGGCAATAGAATGCTGCCGCATCTGTTTCACTTGAGCCTTTGTAGCCAACTAGTACTGCTGTGCTATCTGCTGCATATGAATCCACATAAATGCGCATTGCGCCGTTTAGTGTACCTACAAACTTTGTGTTTGTTGGTGCTTCAAATGCACCTTCTGTTGTGCGAGCAAACGCTGAAGTTGATGCTGACTGAAGAACTGTTAGTGCTTCAGGTGATACAACTGCATAGTTACCTGCGCCACGACGTGTACGCTGTGCAATCTTGTTTGCTGTACGGTTGATTAGAACTGCAAGAGCTGCATGCTCGTCACCAACGTATGTTGCTGTACCAGAAACTGCTGCTTGGTTGAATGTTTCTTCAGTTGCTGCTAGTGAACGTAGTGAACCTAGAACTTCCTGATCAATTTCAGCAGTAATTTCTTGTGCTAGAGCTGCCATGATTTCAGCTTCAACATCAATACCGTGCATTGATTCTGCATCTTGTGCAGCTTCAAATGTCCAGCGTGCCTGTAGCTTGCGTGTCTTTGCTTCGACAGGCTGCTTTAGGATCTGGATGCTGATCTGTGAACCACCAGTACCTTCTTTGCCTGCAGTTGTATCAGCACGACCTGTTGTGGTTGAACCTGAATATGC